CAAGATTGTGGGCAAACATACGCTTGGTTCCCAAAAAGAATTCATTCAATCTGTCGAGGTGTGCGATGAATGGCTTTTGGTCTTTGAGCATGTCGTCTGTTATGCCTGTGATCTTGGTGATCTTTGGATCGAGCATGTGCTTGGGGTTGCAAAAGAATTCAAGGCGATCAACCTCAATGAGCTCTTCAGTAAGCTTGATCGCACCGAATTCAATAATCTTGGGCTGCATGTCAAGATCAGAACCTTCCGCTTTGGGCAGACCTGTGGTTTCTAGATCAAAGACTATCAGCATCTTTATTTATCCTAACGATGAATTTGAGGTCAACGCCCAGTATGTTCTTCGTGTCGAATATGACGTAATTGTAAGATCGTTTTCCTGCAATCACGGGATTGGTGTGGGAGTCGGTGAAAACTTCTTGCGCCACTTCGATGTCACGGTTTGCGAAGAACGCTCGCCAATGCACAAGATCTTCTGCACTGCAATGCATCCCTAGGTGGCTGACTGTGTTCCTTGATCCTCTTGAATCAATCCAGTTGGGGCCAGAAGTATAATCCAAAACTTCAAACTCTTTGCCGGAGAACAGGTCATAGTTGAAAGACAAGTCAGCTTCGTTGGTGTCGCGAACGCCGAAAACATTGCCAGTTGCGACAACGTGATCTTCAGCCCAATCAGTTGCCCCAATCTCTGACAACAGCTTCTTGGCTGCGATTGGATCTTTCGGGACGATTGCTATTTGTTCAATTTGGAATTTCATTTCAGGCTCCATATGGAAGGATGCACCCAGTCAGGTACTTGTGGTGATCTTTTGATTGAAGTAAAAAAGCGACAAATTCTGCCAGCCTTTCTGGTGGCGTTTCTTCGCCTGTCAACAGACCATTGAGTTGATACTGCTGGGCATGCTCTTTGGTCCAGCCACGAGTGGCAACCACTTGGTTGTCGATGTCATCACTCATGCCAGTGCCAGAGAGTTTGTTAGGGGCTATCCCAAAAACTGTTATGCCATGCTTCTTGGTCAGCTCTCTGGCCATCTGCAACGTCATGATGTGGGCAGCACCTTTGGACGCATTGTAGGCCAAAGAACAAGTCATAGGCATGTGGGCTGCATTGCTTACGATGTTGATGACTGTGCCTTTGCTTTTGATCAGTCCTGGCAAGCAAGCCTTGGTCATCATGTAGATGCCTTTGGCGTTGGTGTCCATGACTTTGTCCCAGTCTGATTCCTCGAAGTTTTCCAGCCAATCGATTATGTTGACGCCAGCATTGTTTATCAACACGTCAATTTTCTGACGCCAGACGTCAGAAATGTCTGGACTGCGGACATCCCTGCCATCCTCAAGATTGAAGCTGATCACTTTGTGGCCTTGGCTGATCAGCTTTTCTTTCATTGCCTTGCCCAAGCCTTTGCCTGTGCCTGTGATTAAAATGTTGCTCACTGTTTCTCCTCCTTGATGAGATATTCAACCATGGCCGCATAAACGGCTGCATCATGAATTGAGTCTTTGTGTTTCAGGTTGCTGTTTGCGAACCTAGTGATCTTGACGATCATCAACTCAAACAGATGCCAGCTGTTGTAATCGCTGACTGTGTTGAGCTGCACCCCATTGGGGAACAAACTGATCATCACTTCTCCGACGGTCTTGTAGTTGTCGCCGTAGACTTTATTCCGCTCTCGGAATGTTTCTGCCATCTCTTGCAGAATGTCTGATGGATCTTTAGGACTGCTCATTCGACACGCCACCATTCACCTTCGGCCCTCCCTTCTTGGTATGCTGCATCGACGGATTCGTCGTGCTCGTTGGACTTCTTGAAAGCCTCCTCCAGAGACATCCGCAGGGCAGGGCTGAGGTCAAAAAGCCTTGCAATTTTTTGCCTGTCAAATTCAATGTCGTTGCCGACCAATCTAAGTTCCATCAGAAATTCCCCTCCTGAACCTGCAGGCAAGTTATGCCCTCATCTCTCCACATGTCAACGCAGACTTTGCGGTCTTCCAGAGCAAACCAGACTTGTTCTTTTTTGTAGTTGGCATTGAACAATTCTCGCTTGACAATGTCGTCTCTGCGCTTGTCACCTGCTGGCCTCATCAACAGATGGTTGAATGGGATGTCATTCATGTTGAGCCAACTCATGGTCACGTCTCTGAATGATTCGTCCCGAGCGGTCATTATTACAATCCAAGTCCACTTAGGCAGATTGCGCACCAAATCAACAACAGCATCAATCGGATCATCATCCTTGCTGGCTGCATTGAATGCTTCATAATCTTTCGCTTCATACAAATGGAATCTGTGACGACAATCAGCCAGCGTCCCATCAATGTCAACAATCACTGCACCGTCTCGAACCATTCTGGAGCCTCCTTGTCTTTCCAAGCTGCGAACCTTGCCTTGGCACCATTGTAATAATTCCTGTATGCTTCCACAGTGCAGTCAGTTTTGTATTCATCAGGCATGCACTGAGGCGGTTCTCGCCAAGCCAGACGATCAATCCACATTGGTGAAATTGTCAAGAATGGAGCCAGACCCATGCTCTTGTGGGTCTTGCCGTATCGTCTTGTGTATTCCAAACCAAGCTGGACATACAATCCGCAAGCCCACCAATATTGCGCAGAGCTCTCGCGCACCCAAACAGCAGACGGATGGTTCTTGTGGGTAGACTTATACAAGCCAACCATGTCAGCCCAGTAGTCACCATCGAGCTCTCTGTGAGCAGTGCACAGCAGCTGCGCAGTCTCAAGGATCATTTTGACGCAATGCTTGTCGCAATGCATCTTTGCAGCTTCCACAGGGTTGTGGTCTAGGTAGAAAATATTCATGCCATTTCCTTTCTCAGCACGATCCTTACTTTTCGAATAATCCTTTAAATGCTTTCCTGAAGCCATTGACTATTGACCGTTCGTCTTTTTGGAAGTCTTCAGGCTCCTCAAACGCAGCATCATCAACAACGTAGTCCACAGGTATTGGTTTGTCCTCCAGCAACGTGCAATGAGGATTATAAAGGATGTACTTGACTTCATGCTCCTTCAGGCTGTGCTTCTCCATGATCTCTTTGACGGTCATGTGCTTCTTGTTTTCCCGCACAGCGATTATCAGATCATCTTCATATTTCTTGCTCATGGCTTGTTCAGAGCCTTTCCCATTGATGGTGCGGCCCACTGTGTTGGGGTCAAGAAAGGATCAGCCCATGGGTGCACCGCGACAACAGCCTTGACCATCAGCTTGAACACCTGTTGATATTCACCTTGAGCTCGTGGGCTGAGGCGTGACTTGGCCATCTCGCTCAGTGTGCGCAAGTTAAACTTCGCGACGATGTTGGTGTGGATGTTAGTCGGCAAGACACCACGTGCATCTTCTGCGGGGACAAACTTCCGGAGCCTTTGGTATGCGTCAGCTATGTCAGCCATTGCCTTGTCATATTCTTCCAGAGCTTCGTGGTTTTGCTCAATGCGCTCTGGAGTGTAATAGCTGAAGCCAAACATGTCAACTGTTCGTTGAGATTGTTGGGCGTATGAGGCTTGGCGAGTCCGGACGAACTGATGGGTGAACCCACGACTGACATCTCGAATGTTGAATGTGTAGTCAATGAATTCCCAAGATGAGCGGATTGTTTGGAGCATGTAGTCTAGCTCCTCCTGCTTCTTTGTTTCAGACCATCCAGCGATTTTGCCATAGGCATCCTCGTCGTCCATCAGCCTTGTGTTCTTGGTGAACAACAGCAGGTCAACAGCGTCAGAGGTATAATTTACGAGTTCCACTTTCATTGATTTTCTCCTTTCTGAGAGTGCATCCATCGGGCATAGTCAGACTTCCCCCGAATGAATTCTTCGACAACTTTTACATCGTCGACTACATCGTCCAGTAAGATCTGTCGCCATGTTGCGAACCTGCCAACTGAATAGATGTTGTGTTGGGTGGTCATTTGGAAAATGAATTCTTTCCGCAGACGCTCATCGATCGGACGAATCTTGCCGTACTCTTGAGTCGATGAGGTGATGTTGGTTATCTTCATAGGTCTGAACCCGAAGTCATCCATCAGTATGCTCATTATGTGGGGTGCTGGCTTTGATTCTATTGGCACAGCAGCCTCACAGATCACGACATTGCCGATGACTGAAACTCTGTAATGTGGGACTGTCGGGTCTGGGTAATAAATGGTCTGATATATATCGCAGTCCGGTTTGTCAATGGTTGCGCGGATGGTGTATATTTTTTGCTTGGGAAAGTCTGGGATCTCGTCCCAACCGACGATCTTCATCAACACTGGCATTGGTATGGTCGAGATGATTGGTCCGGAAGTGTTGGCGATTGAGTATTCGGACAAGCTCATGTTGTAAGATATTTCTGCGCCCATGGACATGTCCCTGATCAGGTGCCATGGGGCAATGTAGCGTGATGCTGCGGAGAGGTTGTTGATGGATCGGCTCATGATTGAGCCTGTGACCTTTTGGGAATACATGTTGCTCAGGAACAGGTTTGGCTCAGTGGTGATCTTGCCGTCGTACTTGATTGCTTTGGTCACGTGCACCTTCTTGAAAGGGATGCCGCAAGCTGTGCCAGCCTTGTCGCTACGGAAGCGCAACAGCGCACCATGGTTGTTGGGCAGGGAGCCTTGAGCCTCAAACACAGTTGGGCTCATCCCCCTCAACATATTAGCTGCCAGCAATCCTGCCAGACCTGCTCCATAAATCGCTACCATTATTCCTCCAACATCTTCCTGAGTTTGCGTTCGGCTCTCTTGGCCGCTGCATGGGTTGTTATTGCTTGTGGCACGGATTGCTCAATCGGGAATATACAAGCATCAAGCGCAACGAGCAAGAGGCGAATCTCCTGCTCGTTGAGTTTTGGCTTATAGCAATCTTTGCAGGTCATATCAGCTCGATGCGTCCTTTTTTAATGTCATGGGCAACATCTTCTCTGACGCCACCTTTGGTGCTCCAGCCAGCAGCGTTCGCAACCAGATCTTCGTAGCTGCCACCAGAGACGTAAAGGCTATATGTCTTGTGGGCACGAGTGCCTTCCTTGCGAGGATTGTCAAGCTCAATCACGCGGATTGTCTTGCCAGCGAATGCACCGCGAGCCTTGGTTGGCATTGGTGGGGTGATGTCAGTGGTTGTGACGACAATCTCGGAGAGAGCACCTTTGATGGCTGGCGCTGACTTGTCTGCAGGGAGACCGAGTGGTGTCATTCCTGGGAGTGCAGCGACCTGTGGGGTTGGCTTGGAGGTGGGCACGTCCCAGCCAGTGTCCCAGCAACCTGTGGGGTCGACGTGCAGGCCACCAATCGCAGCCATGTAACGACGAGCAGCAGTCTTGTTGTCGGAAAACTTTTTGACAGTCTTGAGGGAGACTTCATTGAAAGCGTCCACAAGGATCTTGCCTGTGATGTTGCGGTCAGCCAGCAGCTCTTCAGCAGAGGTGAAGATGATCGCGCCGTTGCCTTGTGACCGTGCAACTTTGCTGCTGACGTAGGCTTTGACGACGAGAGATTTGATGTCGAGGGCGAAGGTTGGGTTGTTCATGTCATTTCCTTTCTCAGTTGACAATCGTAGTATCGCTGATGTCGCAGGAGAAGGCAACAAAAAAATTCAATTTTGATGAAAATAATTTTTCTCCCAATGTTTCCAAGAGCTTACTCATAGCTGATAGTGCATCAAATTGCGAGGACGCACGACAAACAAGTTCTCTTTGGCTCTGGTCAATGCCACATACCACACTCGATTCTCTTCGTCGGTGTGTGAATTCTCCCAACTCAATCGACCCATGTCAGTTGTCAAGACCACATTGTCAGCCTCACCACCTTTGGACTGGTGGATTGTTGAGATTGATATTCTTGGCTTGTTCGAAAACTTCTCCCCATTGCGCAAGCAAGATCGGAGATATTCCCGCTCGTCTGGGGCGATGCCTTTTAACATTGTCATCCAATCAAGATTCTTTGCCTCGTCTGGCAGACCCAGATCATTGAGATCATATGACTCTTTCTTAGGCAGGTCAACTGTGAAAGAGAAAAACTTGATTATGTTCTTGGCTTCATGCACGGTCAGGTGCTTGCCTGACTTCAGCCTTTGCCAACTCAAGATTGCTTTGGTTTCTTCATTGTCCAAGGAGTGCTTGCCGTTCAACAGGTATGCATAGCCTTGTTGCCTTGCGGATTGCTTGAACCTGTTGAGCAGATACTTGCTGCGACTGAGACACATCCAAGTCCCCTGCCCAGAGAAGTCAGCTTGTTGTTCGTCAGCCACCCACTCGACAGAACCTTGCTGTTGGCGTGGTGACCATGGCTTTTCATATCTGTTCTTGATGCGGCTGACAACTTCCAACGCAAGATTGTGCACAGCTTTGGGGATGCGATAGCTTTGGGGCAGCACGACTCGCTCACCTTTCAATGACAGGAATTTGGCAACGTCTGCTCCTGCCCAGCCAAAGATGGCTTGGTCGTCGTCCCCTGCTATGTAAACTTCTGAGGCTTGGCTGCTGGCTAAGATTGCCATTCGATATTGCAATGAGCTCAAGTCTTGCGCCTCGTCAAAGATGCAAATGTCGACTGGCAGTGCGGACTCATATTGCTCCAACATGTCAGTGAAGTCCAGCAATCCATTGTCATGCTTATAAACACGCAACGCAGAATCATATTGTCGCACCGCATGCAGGGTCAGGTCATTGATCTTGGAAATGTGGTGTTGTTGTTCAACTGTGCGTAGGCCAACTCTAGCCAGAGACTCAACTCGTGAACATTTGTCCCCCAAGCCATCACCAGTATGAATTCCAAGGTCTTCATCATATATGCCTTTGAATTCAACACCCATTGCCTTGCCAAATTTGCGATAGTGGTTATTGGTCATTACTTCATCTCGTTGCAGTCCTAGTTCTTTGAAGGCCAAAGAATGAAGTGTCCGGAAATATGGGAACCTGCTCTCATCGAAACCAAACTGATCCATTGCACGCTCTGCAGCTTCGTGGGCTGCTTTGCGAGTGAAGGCTAAGTAAGCAATGCGCTCTGGGGGAATGCCGCGCTTGAGTGCGTCCTCAACTATCCCCAGCAGCTTGGTTGTTTTGCCCGTTCCTGGAGGTCCGAGGATGATCTGGACTTTCCTCATGATATTCTATTCCTTTCTGAAAGAGTTCTGTGAAGCATGAATCGCAGTCGACTGTTGTGCGCAATGCGAGTTCATGGAGGCTCCATTTCTTGTAAATCTTGCCACGTGTGTATTGGCCGCAAAAATCACAAACAACAGCCTCTGCATAATGGTATGCTTCTGGTCTGGGTTGCAGGTTTCTTTCAAGGATCTCCGCAAACTTGGCCTTGGCTAACTTATTCTTTTCCAGCAGCATCTTCTCCCCCTAAAACTTTCTTGGCTGTGCAATAAACCACGAACAGCTCTCTTGTTATCTTTTCGAGCCTTTCTTTAAGCTCACGATTTTCTTCGCAGACTCTTTCATATTCATCACGGTTTATCATTTCAAAACTCCTCTGTCACGCCACTCGGAATATTCAAGTCATCGTCGTCTTGATAGAAGTCTGGGGCCGGAACAGACCAGACCTTGACTGGCTTAGATTTGATTCGGAATGCCTTGCGGTCACCACCCACAGTCCTGAGCCAAGACCAGACTTGGTGCTGGGATGGATATCTGAACCTCCTAGCCTCAAGATAAATAAATAGGTCTTCTGATCGGAAGTAAACCTTTCCATCGTCAATGTCGTGCCATGGCTTGCCATTCATGATCTCGTCTCTTTGGCGAGCTTGGACTTTGCCAGTCAGGAAGCTGTCAAGCATCTTTTCAAATTGGCCTTGGGGTGATGCATCGTCTGGGTCCAAGATCACCTCAACACTGGTCAACAGCTCGTTGATGCGCTGTTCCCAACGCTGTCCTGGCATTGTGCTCGGACACTTGTTGAGCTTTTCAACACACAGCTTTTGCAGTTGGCGTTGGTCCAAAAGTTGTTGGGTCGTGACTTCTATTCGCTCACCACCTATCTCGATGTACCATCGCACGGATTGTCTGTTCTCAGTTTCGTACTTCGTGATGGCATCTATCTCTATGGCTTGACCACCACCGATCCCACCAATGCCAAACTCTCGCTTCATGCACTTGGACTTCTCGCAATAGTTGCAAATTGGAGATTGCTTGCAAGTGTAGGCATAGTCTTTTTTGCTGACAGACTTGATCAGGCCATTGACCTCACCAGAGGGCAGGGGTTCGCTCATGCTTTCGTAATTGAACCTCATCAGATCTTCTTGCCAGTCGTCAGGGTTCTTCTTGCGATAATAAACGCCCACATTGAACAAAGAAATGTTTCGTCCACCTTCTGGGAAGCCCATGGTCATTATGTGTTGAAGGCATGGCGGCCCATCCTCAAACTTGTTCGTCAAGTCAGGCTTGAAGTTTTCCAGAGCCTCATAGGTGGTGCGCTTCTTCTCCGCAAGATCTAAAAACTTTTTCAGGTTGAGCTTTTTGCCTTCATGGATTGCATGCCGCTCAGACTTGTCGCCATCCCAATAACATAGGTTGATCCAGTTGCCACGATCACGTTCGTTTGCGCGGCTGATTTGCTTGGGAAAAACTTCAGCGCCACCGTACCCTAGCCCAGCTGCAAACTCGTTGAGCTTGGCGACCATGTCAATGGCTGCTATGGCAGGTTCGCAGAACAAGTACAAATGTGCGCCACCAGACTTTGACCTGCACAACACCAATGGGGTGGAGCGTATCTTTTCTTCCAGAGACTCCAAACTCTCGTTGAGCTTTACGTCACCTCGGATGTCAATGTCGATCACACCAAAATTGCAAGAGTTGTTTTCTCGCAGCATGATGATGCCTAGGATGTAGTCGCCACCATTCAGGTGAGACTCAAAATTCTCTTGGGTGGCTGGCTCGCTGATGGTCAGTGCACGGCCAGACATTTTGCCGTCTGCTTCTGTCTTCTGAACTCGATATTGTCCATGTGCGTGTTCGTAACCACGAAACAACTTCATGAATCTTTTTGTTTGTTGCATGATGTTCCTTTCTGAATCGTCGGCAATCTGCACCCCAACATGAAAAGATGGAAAGCACGTTGAAGCACAGATTGCCTAACAACCCACTGGGTTGTTTTAGAATGGCACCTCATTGTCATTGACTGGGCCTGTTGGCTTCAGGGCACCAGATGCGACCTGTTGCTTGAAGTCACGTGCAGCCAAATAAATTTCAGTACCATTGGGGTTGTTCTCCAAGATGCCGCCAGACTTAGCGTCAAACTTCATCTTCACACTCCACCCAAACCAAGAGCCTTGATCATTTTCTTCTGGGACTGTGGACAGCGTGTAGGCGTTCCAGAACATCGCAGGATTGATTGCTCCTCCACCTTGTGGATGGGGAACCTGCAGACGGTTGATCATTGAGTTCCATTGGCGTGCACGCTTCAGCTGAGACTTGCTCATTGAGAGCATTGCTGGGGAATAGTTCCCTTCGTCCTCAACAACATACACAAAATATTCGCCTGTGGGAACAATCTCATTGCCTTCGTCGGTGAGATATTCACCGCGACTGCCACGAGTGCAATTGTCCAAGCATGCGCTGTCTGAGCCATGGTCGGCAACCAACCCACCACGATCGGCTTTCCACTCAATGTGGGCGCGACGATAACTGATCGGAACCACTGTGATCCCGCTTTCTCCATCATAGACTTCGTTGGCAACATTGTCATAGATATGGCCAGCTTCAGCCCCATCAACATATGCGCCATCACGCTTATTGATCTGCGGGGACATTTGTTGCAGGATGGACAGGCGTGGGATCATCATGTCGTCTTTGGACATTCCCTCGCTGGCTGACCCTGCATCCTCAAGCCACATATCCATTACAGACATGGACACACCATTGCTTTCTTCTTTCTTCGCTAATTCTTTCTTCGCCATAAGATTATCTCCTGATGTTGGCTGTGCGACCTGTGTAAACTCTGAACAGATCTAGGGGGATGTCTTTGCCTTCGCTCAAACGCTCTTTGATGAAGCTGTTGAGTGAGGACGGATGGACACCAATTGCACGCTTATAATAAAGTTGACGTTCGCGCAGCTCTTCTGTGAAGGCATTGCATTCGTCATCTTCATTGCGCCCAAACTGGACCTCAACATTGCTCTTGATTAAGTCGCCAGCACCATTGCCGCGCAACCATTCAAAGCATTGTTGTTGCCGTATCGCCAGCTCGTCTTGGGTGTCACCTTTGGCACGTGCGATTGCACCTGCACTGGGGACTGAGCCTGTGATAACATCTTTGATCTCCACCTTGGCACCATTGGTCAGGGTGAATTCCTTGATGTTCAGTTCTTGCATTAAATCAGGCAAGTCTTGTTCGGCGATTGCTTTTAGATCCAGCTTTCTATTCTTCAACAGCATCTCCAGATTTTCACACTCAGCTTGAATGTTGAACATCTTTTGAGCCATGTCAGAAATTGCACCTAATTCATTGGACGCAGGTGCCACGTCCTCAAGCAGATCTACTTGCTCTTTCATGTTAAGCCTTTCTCATTTCGAGGGCAACAGGCATGTACCAACCTTTCCGGCGATCCCTGTCTCCCTCTTCAAAATTACGCTCCCAACGTAGGATGCGCACGACTGGTGACATTTCTGATGCGATCATGCAGCACACCATCACAGCAATAGGGTCACCACCTCCTGGCCACAGGATGTAATCCTCTGACCCGAAATCTTTCATTATCCTCCGAGCTTTTTGGATGGATGGTCCTGGGACAAATTGTGGCTTGTCCTCGGGCTCAAACACAATCTCCAATGCACCATAACGCGATGCATCACTCAAGTCAGGGGTCCACCCAAACTTGTTTTCTCTCGGACGATTGACGACGTAAACTTTAGGCATAGAGTGTCCTTTCTCAGTGAGCTTTGAGTATGCCTGCAAAAAAATAAAAAGAAAACAAGAAAATTTCAAAGAAAGCTGTTATGGAAGCAAAAATAAAAATTATTGTTTTATAACAACAGCGTTCCCAGCGAAACCAACCTTTTGTGTGCAGTTGTTTTCTGACCCGTCCTTTTTTGCTTTACTATAAGGGAATATTTCAGGTTATTTTTTTGTTGTTCAAAATCAGCAAAAGACTGGGAACGTGGGTTACGAATCTTGCAAGTGATTGCAAACAAACAACAATAGTCGTTTCCAGAGTCGTGTTTTGATTGGGGACGAGAACCCAGAGACTGGGAACCTTCTGCAAGTGATTGTAAACATTGGGAATCTTTTTTGTTGCCTTTTTAGCAGAATAAAGCGATACTATCTTTGCTGGCTGGGATTGGCCCTGTTGGTTTGAGAAAGGAACTGCTTATGTTTAATCGCAACGACAAGATCATCATTCGTGATGAGGATTGTTTTTACTTCGGTCGCAAGGCCACAGTTGTTTGTGCCACCGATTGGGCTGGCGTCTGGCAGGTTCGTCTGGGTGACGAGAGTGCTGATGTGGTTTCTGGGGTGTTCATGGCGATGAACCAAAAGCACATGGAGTTGTCCCAATGAGTGGGGCAACAGCCGCAGAGTTCGCCAAGTGGACATCCATGGCGAGCAAGTGCACCGACGATGAGTTGGCTTTTGTCATTCAAGATTGTCGTGAAGCTGGGGAAGCAATGCGCGGTTGGAATCCTGAGAAGGAAAACTATTACGCCGATCAGCGGATGACTTACTCGGATGAGATGCGTCGTCGTCAAAAGCGTGATCCTTTCGCTTTCGCCAAGTTCTTCAAAGATGGAGTTTTCGTTGGGTCTGTTCAAGAAAGAGGATAAGCCTCTAATCATGGATTGTTATACATATTCAACATATGCTTATAACCATGCCAAAATATCTGAAGGCAAAAACCACATCCCTGACTGGTGGAAAGACACGCCAAAAACGTGCCCCAAAGGCGCAACAATAAAAAATTGCAGGGCATTCTCAGAATATTACGGCAAAGGAATTGTCGTCCCTCTTTGGGGAGAGCTTGAGGTAAAAGTCGCCTCGATTGAAGAAAACAAATATGAGTGGAGATTTTCAAACAAAGATTTTAAAACTGAACAGCACGCTGGCGAACAGTTTGAAGGCTTCTCGCAAAACAAAAGGCACAACATCAAACTGGTTTCTGTCTGGGCGATAAAAATGCGGGAAATGATATATTTTAGCTACACCCAACCAACATGGAGCCAAAGAGACTTTTTTGAACATTTCACTCTTTTGCCAGGAATATTAGAGTTTAAAAACCAATCATCTCTCGAAATGAATTACCTTGTTTGCCCAAAAAAAGAAGAAGTGACATTCAGAGTCCCATCTCTGACCCCAATGGCTATTATGCATCCAATGACTGAGAGAAAAATAGAAATCAGACACCACCTCATAAGCAAAGAAGACTTCTCAGAATCAATATTGAATTACGGTGCTGGGATGGTTTTCCGAGATGATCCTATGCCGATGTTTTATAAAAACAGAAAGAAATTTTGGGATAGGGCTGATAAAATAAATGATGCACCATTAAAAGGGGCACCTAAATGAGTCCTGAGCAACAACGCCAAGAGCTGTTGCGCCAACAACAAGAAGTCAGGAGGCAGCTGCGGATAATGCATGCTGTCCATGATGCTAAGTTGTTTCTGGCCAGAGCTGTTGCTTTTGTTAACAAAAAAGAGTAATGTGTTTTCATTCATACTACTTTCTCCTCACTGCCCTCCATCCGGCTAGGTTTCGCACTGCAAAGATGGAGGGTTTCTTTTTGCCCAAAGATCAGCGATAGTTGGCTCAGTTATTTTTCAGTTGACCACTGCAAGCAAGGTTGAAAGGCTAAAGAAAATGAACAAAGAGAAAAAGAAACTTGGTCGTCCTCCCAAGCCCAAGGAGCCGAAAACCATAGTTCAGAGGCCAATAAACAATGGCCCACCAGTTAAGCCAGAGGCATGGGACGGCAAATTCAAGTCAGTTGAGCCAATGGCCAAACAAAAGGTTTCCCGTGGCAGAAAAAATAAATACAAATGGAACCACAACGCAACGATCAACTGGATCATGGGCCAAGCTGACCCTGTCGGGTTCTTGTCAGCTGTCATGGCCGGAAAAGAGATGTTTCCGGTTTACGTGAAAGACGCAGAGGGTCTGGCAACAAAAGCTGGAGCCATAGCCGCTGACCCAGAGTTGCGGGTCATGGCGGCGAAAACTCTTCTCGGTAAATGCGTCCCAGACCTCAAAGCTGTGGAGGTCAAAGCCCAAATAGAAGAGCGCAAAATATTAGACATCAGCAGACTTTCTGGAGACGATCTTAATGCAATTGAACGAGTTCTTGAGCACGCTGTCATTGACGGAGATCAGAGCGGAGAAGATGAGACGCTCACTGAAGGAGTTTACCAAGAGCTCATGGCCGACGATTGAGCCAGGATCTGACTTCAATGACAACTGGCACATTGATGCAATATCTGAGCATTTGCAGGCTGTTGTTGAGGGTGACATCAAGCGTTTGATCATCAACATCCCTCCGAGACACATGAAGTCAATCTCAGTTGCGGTCACGATGCCAGCTTGGACTTGGACGTTCGCTCCTGCCAAGAAATTCCTTTATGCGTCTTATGCGTCTGGACTCTCGATCCGAGACAGTGTTAAGTGTCGACGGTTGATTGACAGCCCATGGTACAAGAATCATTTTGGTGAGGCTTTCCGGCTGACTGGTGACCAGAACCAGAAACAACGGTTTGAGAACGACCACACTGGCCAAAGGATCGCAACCTCTGTGGATGGTGCCTTGACTGGGGAGGGTGGCGACATAATCGTGATTGATGACCCACACAATGTTCGGGAGGCAGATTCGATGGCCGTCCGAGAGGGAGTTTTGGAGTGGTGGGACCAAGCCATGCAGTCACGTTTCAATGATCCCAAGACTGGTGCTTTTGTCGTGATAATGCAAAGAGTGCACGAGGGAGACTTGACAGGGCACATATTGGCCAATGAGATTGGTGATGAATGGGATCATTTGTGCTTGCCAGCCCGATATGAGATCGGCCACCCGACCAAGACCAGATCCAGCTTAGGATTCACAGACCCACGCACTAAGGAAGGAGAGCTTCTCTGGCCAAACCGGATCGACGACAAAACTCTTTCCAATCTTGAGAGAAGCCTCGGGTCATATGCTTCAGCCGGACAGCTGCAACAAAGGCCAGCCCCAAAAGGTGGTGGGATCTTGAAATCAGAGTGGTGGGTTCCATGGGAAGGCGATGAGCTTCCAGAGATTGAATATGTTTTGCAGTCTTGGGACACAGCATTCAGCATCAAAGAGAAATCATCTTATTCCGCTCGCACGACGTGGGGAGTCTTCCGGCACAGGGGAGCGATGTGTGCTATGGTGCTTGAGGCTTGGTGGGATCGTGTTACTTACCCAGAGCTGCGGAAGATCGCACAAGAGTCATATGAAGAGTACGACCCAGACGCTGTGTTGATCGAGAAGAAGGCTTCTGGCCAGAGTTTGCTGCAAGATTTGCGCATGGCTGGTGTCCCCGTAATTGAGTATTCTCCGGACAGAGACAAGCAAGCTCGTGCCCATGCAAGCTCCGCATTATTGGAGGATGGAAGAATTTACTTTCCAAAAGGCAAGAAGTGGGCTAAAAATTTAATTGATATCTGTGCTGCATTCCCAGCAGTTGAGAATGACGACATAGTTGACACGTGCACGCAAGCGTGGTTGAGATTGCGCAAAGGCTGGTTTGTCACCCATTCAGGTGATTACGAAGATGATGACGAGCCCATGAGGAAAAGGTTGACGATGTATGGCTGAACCTGTTATTCCATTTGCAGAAGGCTCCCCGCCTGATGACCTTCGGGTTGAGACTTTGCCGGATGGGGATGTTTTGATTGGTGATCCGGTCTTGGACGCCATTGAAGAGTCTGACAGCAACTTCGATGCAAACTTAGCAGAGGACATTGACGAAAAGCAGTCGTCCCGCAAAGCTGGCACCCTCACAGGTTATTTTGAGAATGACGAGTCAGCTCGTTCCGAGTGGAAAGAACGCTACAAACAAGGCTTGTTGACGCTCGACCCAGAAGGTGGCATGGACGAGAACGAAGAAGAGCGAGCCATTCGTGGCCTCAGCACAGTCGTCCATCCGCTGATCGCAGAAGCTGCCACGCAGTTCAACGCCAAAGCCATCGCAGAGCTTTACCCAGCTGGCGGTCCAGTCAAGACCACCATCATTGGCGAGCCAAACGAAGAAACTGAAGATCAAGCTCGTCGTGTCAAGGAATTCATGAATTACCAAATCATGGAGCAGATGCCGGAATATTTCCCAGACCTTGACCAAATGTTGTTTCACCTGCCACTGGTTGGCCAGACGTTCAAAAAGGTTTGGTGGGATGCCAACCTCAATCGCCAATGCAGCCAGTTTGTCAAAGCTGAAGATTTTGTTGTTGCACCAGAGAGCAAAGATCTTCACACTTCCCCACGATACACCCACATCATCAAAATGCCCAAAAACGACTACAACAGGTATGTCGCGGCTGGTTGGTATTTGCCTTCGGAATACACTGGGGACAGTTATGATGATGATGATGGCTACACCACGCAGCGGATCGAAGGCATAGACAAAGACGACGACTCTGACGACGATGTCATGACTCTTTTGGAGATGCATTGTTACGAGGCTTTTGAGGGCATAGACGGGATTGAGGACGAAGAGTCTGAGAACCTTGTCATGTTGCCTTACGTCATTACCATTGACTATGACTCTGAGAAGATCGTCGCCATCCGCAGGAACTGGGACGAGAACGACGAGGACAAAAAGCGCAGAGACTGGTTCGTAAGCTACAAGTTCTTGCCTGGATTGGGATTCTACGGTTTCGGTTTGTATCACATGATCGGCGGTCTGGGCAGAGCAGCCACAGGCTCGTTGCGTGCACTTTTGGACTCCGCAGCTTTTGCGAACATGCAAGGTGGCTTCAAGCTGAAGGGCAGAGTCAGCGGTGGTGAGATTGATGTCAATCCTGGAGAGTTCGTTGATCTGGACGCGACGGTGGATGACGTCAACAAAGCAATCATGCCATTGCCGTTCAAAGAGCCAAGCCAATCGTTGTTCAACCTTTTGGGGTTCATCGTCCAAGCTGGCCAGAGGTTCGCTTCGACTTCTGACCTCAATGTTGGAGACGTCAACCCGAATGCACCCGTTGGGTCAACTGTCGCTCTGATTGAGCAAGGCTCCAAAGCATTCAGCGCAATCCACAAACGTCTGCATTATTCCCAAGGCCAAGAGTTCAAGTTGCTGGCCAAACTGAATGCAGAGCACCTCGAGGAGTCTTTCCAGTTTTCGGTTGCTGGTTCCAGCGAGACAGTCTTTGCGACTGACTTCGACGATCGTGTCGACATCATTCCGGTTTCTGACCCCAACATATTCAGCACTGCCCAGAGAATCGCTCAGGCTCAAGCAATCTTGCAAATGGCTCAGTCAGCTCCGCAGCTGCACGATCTTTACGAAGCATACAAACGAATGTATGAGGCCATCAGAATCCCGAACATTGATGAGATTTTGATCAAGCCAGAAGAAGCTCCGAGGACAGACCCAATCGACGAGAACATGTCGATCATGTATGGCAAGCCAATCAAGGCTTTCCCAGAGCAAGATCACGAAGCCCACATTGCGGTGCACATTCAATTCATGCAAGATCCGTCTTTGGCTGGCAACCCAGCAGCCCAGACGATGCAGCCAATATTGATCGCCCACATTGCTGAGCACGTCGCGTTGTTGTATCGCCAGCGGATGGAAGCCAGCATCAACATGCCACTCCCACCATTGCCCAACCTCAGAGATCCGAAGTTCGCTTTGAAAGACATCGATCCAGAGATGGACATGCTCATATCGCAACGCGCAGCCCAAGTGGTCGCTGCAGCTCCCCAGATGCAACCGATCAAAGCTCTGCAAGCTGCAGGGCAACAAGGCGGTCAACAGAATCCTTTGGAATACGCCAAGCAGCTCGCACAGCTGGAGGCTCAGGCTCTTCAACAGCGCACTCAATCCGAGATTGCCGCAGACCAAGCCAAAGCAAGATCAGACATCGAGATCGATCAAGCCAAGGCTCGCCAGAACATGGACATCCAAGCTGCCAAGGTTCAAGCAGAGTTGGAGGCCAAAGTTCAAAAGCTCCAAGCAGAGTTGCAGCTTGAGCGAGAAAAGAATGCAGCAAAAATCCAGATGGAGGCTATGAAAAGTGGACTTTAACGGCAACATTTTGCCCATGGGTCCAATTGACCCAACCAAGTTTTCTGGCCAAACAGCTGTCGCAGGAGCACCACCCAATGCGGTTTCTCCTCCCAGTCCCGCAGCACCTGCGGCAGACCCGATGATGGAATATTTGAAAAACAAGGTCGAAGAGATCCGAGCAAGAGCCCAAGGACCAAACATGGGTGCGCTGGAGTCTTTCATGTCCGGAATGCCGAAAGGAGATCAGCGTGGCGTATGATCCAGAGCAATTTTTAAGAGGTGTCAGAGAACCATTCTCTCGGCAAAACAACTTTTTAGATGCTGGCCAGTATTTGGTTGCTGGCAATGTTCCTGCAGCAAAACCCTCTGTTGTTCCGGATCAATCAACTATGGAACCACCATCTATGGTTGATCCAAACCCTCCTGCATCCGTGCCAACACAATCCGCTGTGAATAACGCTGCCATCCCAAGAGTCGAAGCAAGCGTCTCAAATCTTGTTGGCGATCTGGAGGCTGGAACTGCCCAGCTTGAGTCTTTCGATACGCTCCAAGAGAGAGATGGTGATTTTGTTGAGGGTGCATTGGGCAAAAACAACCTTCCAACTTTCAGCAACATCAGAACAGCCATTGATGCGGTTGGGGTTGGCCAACCGATAAACCTAGGTCGTCGCCAAGATTCCCGCAGGTACAACGTAGCAGCCATTGACGCAGGAGGTTATGGCGCACCACCAGCTGAGGAGTCTTTTGAGCCAGATCCTGGAAAGTATCTCAGCTTGAAAGATCGTAGGGATGGTGGGGGTCCTGGATATGCTGGAGATGTTTATGGCATTGGTGGTGGCCGCAGAGCAGATGAGGACAGGGACGGTTACATCACTTTCGCAGAAAACGAAAAGAATCCACTCGATCAAAACTTCTTGACAGGGATGTCCAATGCAGCTTATCAGCTTGGCCAGTCCGTTGGGTCTGCCACATCTAATCTTTTCGGACGGTCTTTCGACGAAGATGATTATCAAGGTCCAGCAGCCCCAATCAACGATCAGGTCGAAATAGGAGGTGTGAGGTATAACACCAAAAGCGATGACAGTGCATATTCCGCTCCAGCAGACCCAAAAGGCAATGATGGCGGGTTCATTAGCTTTATGGACAGGTTTGATGGTGGTGGTCCTGGAGAGAGTCGCGCACAAGAAATAGAGCGTGGCGGTGGAGATGGTGGATTTTCCAGAGTCATTTGCACAGAGCTTTATAAGCAAGGCAAGCTGGACATGGATCTTTATCGGATGGACATCGTGTACACAGCCAAGAGACTTTCCCCGATCACAGTTCGTGGTTACCATCATTGGGCAGTGCCGATGGTCGTGCGGATGCGGTCTTCAACGTCTCTGAGCAACCTTTTCGAATACCTCACAGTGGCAAGAGCCAAAGAGATAGCTCGCATTGTCAAGCCTGAGTCGCACAAGCGCACACTTTCAGGATTCCTAATCAAGAACATTGGCGAGGCGATTTGTTTCTCCATTGGCCTGTTCGTCGGGCAAAAAGACTGGTCTGTCCTTTATAATGGAGAAGCAAATAATGGATAATTTAGGTACGATGTCTGACCTTGAGCTTATGCAGGCTTTCCTGCGAGCCAACACTGACATGACAGCAGAGGCTCCCCCAGAGTTGACGGCAAGAGTGCAAGAAATAATCGCTGGCGGTGCACTCAGTGACATGGAACGTATGAATCTTGAGGCAATGGTTTCTGCGATGCCTACTGAAGCTGCCACCAGCATGGCCGCAGATCAAAAGATGTACGACAACATTCGCGCCCAACAAGAAGCTGACTTTGCGGAGCGGACACGCATGGGGCCAAGTGGTTCAATGAGCGATGCTGAAGTTGCTCGGATGCGCCCAAAGCTCCGGCCCAGCGGCTCCGGCTCCACTAGCGACATTGAAGCTCAACAATATAGAGACATGATGAAATAGGAGGCCACCATGGCTGAAGTCAACGTAGAAAACATGGAAGAAAATGCGGAGCTTTTTGCAGAAAAGATGGGCTTTCCGCATGATGCTGAAGGTCTTGAGCTTTCGGACGATCAGCTTGTTAACTTTCTTTTGCTTTGCCACCAGATGCAATATGGCATGATGGAAGAGGAAGAGGAATATGAGGAAGGCGACATGAAAGTCAAAGTCATGAAGATAGGTGATGGCGACGTTCATGAGATGATGAACCAGATTCTCGGAGGGCATTAGTGCCTGTCCGCAAAGTCAAAGGAGGCTATCGCTGGGGCAAGTCTGGCAAAGTCTACAAGACTAGGGCTGAAGCCGAAAGGCAAGGTCGCGCAATAAGAGCTGCTGGCTACAGAGGCAAAAACTGATGGCAAAAAAGAAGGACGCTTGCTACAAAAAAGTAAAAGCACGCTACACTCGCAAAGGCGGCACGTGGCCTTCGGCGTATGGGTCTGGTGCTCTTGTCAAGTGTCGGAAGGTTGGTGCCAAAAACTGGGGTAAGAAAAGTGCCAAAAAAAAGTAGCACCAGCGGTGGCCTCAGGGAGTGGTTCAGCCAGAACAAAGGCAAAGGCTGGGTAGATTGCAAGACTGGCAAGCCATGCGGCAGGAAGTCCAGAACCAAAAGCAAACGAGGATATCCCGCCTGTCGGCCAACAATGGCGCAATGCAAAAGCAAGTCAGCCAAAGCAGCAGCCAAGCGCAAAACATCCAAGAAGCGTGTGAGCTGGAAAGGGAAGAAAAGTGGCAAAAAAAGCAGTTGATGCCCCAAAAGGATTCCATTGGATGAAGTCTGGCAAAGGTTTCAAGCTGATGAAAGGCGAATACAAACCCCACAAGGGTGCGGTCAGAAAGGCATCATTCGACGTGCAGAAAGTCCACAAGTGAGTGGTTCATGTTTTCGCATTGATGCTTTACCTTGGCCAAGAAAGAAAGTTGGTGAGTGAAGACATGCACTTTTGGAGAGTTGAAGATTGCAACTATTATGCTCGGGAGTTGGTCCGGAGGTATGGCGAATATTACCCAAAGGACATTGCCACAGCATATTGCGTCCCAAAGCTAATTGATCCAGAACAACAGAGGGTTTATTGATGGCAACCTACAAAGGCAAAAAGGTGACGCTGAACAAGCCTCGCAGGATCGGCAAGGGTGAGACGAGCTACGGCAAAAAGAAGTCTGTGGTTTACGTCAAGGATGGCGACAGAGTCAAGCGTGTAACATTCGGCGACCCAAACATGCGAATCAAGAAAAACCAAAAAGGCCGCAGGAGCAACTTCCGGTCTCGTCACAACTGCGATAATCCTGGACCAAAAACAAAAGCAAGATACTGGTCTTGCAGGGCATGGTGATATGTCAGCTTTAAGTAGGCTTGGAGTAAAAACAGTCGAGGGTGTTGCTGACTTTTTGTCTAGTTTTTCAGACAAAGTGTTTTATCATGGATCATTAAGTCCAGATATTGAAGAATTCAAACAATCAGGAGAATTCTTTCACTTTGGAACACCAGAAGCAGCTTACGAACGCCTGAGAGATTTGAGATCGGTTCAGGACCAAGGCAGATCCAGTGATATGGTTGGATCCATTTATCCTGTTAGGTTAAAAGCAGAAAGACCACTAACTTTAAAAGAAAATACTTATGCTGGCTCCCTTTCTTCTTGGGATGCAAACAATATTTGGGATAGAATTTCTTCAGAAATTGGGATCAGCGGTGCAACCCCACCAAATAAAAATAACAAGCAACTTGCTGTATCGAAATATGGAATTTCAAGCGATGAGCTTAACACAGCAAAAGTCACCAAAAAATATGAAAAGCCAGACGGAAAAACTTTCACTGATAACAGATATTTTGCAGAAAATTTCCAATTTAATGGAGTTCCATTCGGCGAAGCAGATGAAATTTATCCAGGAGGCAAAGACCGCTGGATAATTGATTTTTTAAATTCAAAAGGGTTCGACAGCATTCAATATGTGAACAAAGGCGAAGATCCAGGATCTATGAGCACAATAGTTTTAGAGCCAAACCAAATTCGTTCGCAATTTGCAAATTTTGACCCAGCACAAGCCAAGTCAGGCAAAATACTCGCTTCTGTGCCGTTGGCTGCTGGTGCATTGAGCTCATTATCCACAGGAGAACAAGATGAGTAGATCCTCCATTAAAAAAGTAGCCAATGCAGAGATTCGTGCGGCGAAGAGCTTTCTAGAAAAGCGCAAGATCAAAAAGATCAGTCCACGCAAGTTCGCCATGGCAGCCAAGGAGCTTGACAAAGGTTTCCAAGAGACGCTACAAATACTCACGCAACAACTTTCCGGAGGGCAAGTCTGATGGCAGATCCACTTAGAGAATACGTTGAACCATCCAGCATATTCGCAGATCGTGAAAAGCTCCCACCACAGAAGTTTGGCGACGACAACTATGAGAACATGGTGAATTACATCATGCGCCAAGGCACCATAGCCCCGACTAAAATTGGTCGTTCAAATGAGATGTCGGAAATTCCTGGAGAGTCATTTTCAGAAGTTTATTCCAAAGGGGGGAGCCCATCAGAAATTTACGATGCTTTCAGAGAAGGTTATTTGAGGCCGTCTGATGTTCCTGAGGAAAGCTGGAGACAGAAATCTCAAAATTCTATTGCGAGTGCCGCAGAATATCTTGGCATGAACCCATATGAGGCTCGCAAGTTCGCTGGAAATTTGACAGGCGACGCGAATCAAAGCATTGCGGAAGGCTTTGGCGTTGCAGACATCACTCCTGCCGGATTGGTTTTCGCAGCTAATGAAGCCTACAGAGACTTGGGAACAGCTGAAAGCAAATTAGATGCTTTAGCTGGGGTTGTTGGTGGTGCATTCTCTGTAGCTGAAGCATTCCCTTTGACCAAAGCGATGACTCGTCCAGCTCTAGCTTGGTTGAAGTCTATCACTTCAAAGGCTGCAGTCCCACGCAGCGAAAAGGTTGACGCAATCGTCGCAGCTGACAAAGTTCAAGACAACTTGGACGAGATGATCACAGGCGAAGTCCCAACTCAACAATACGACGATGATGGTGTTTTGGGCAACCTGCCTGATCCAACAACAGTGAATCGCAGAGAAGTGATGGGTGGTTTGTCTGCTTTGGGTGTAACAGCCGCAGCCCCATCGGTGATGAAGATTGTTGATGATATTCCACTTCCAGTCAAGGCAGCTGTTGAGAGAGTCCCACCACCTTCAGAGCTTGCAGCTTTATCAGAAGGTGTTAGGAAAACTCGCAGCTTTAATGACCTAGTAAATGACGTTGTTGAAGAGTATGATGTCAGCCCGAGGGAGGCTGCTGATATGGCTCTTGAAAGCATTCAAGGGATTGATGAAGTTTTTGATAGCTTAGTTGACGAGGGTGACAACATTAAGAATTGGCTTGATAGTGACGAGGCAGGTCTGGACAATTATTTCGAGAAGTTCGGAACCCAAGCACCAACAGGTTATGAGGATGATGCATATTACGTAATTGAAGAGTTGATGGGTGAGCCTTATTTCATGACTAAAGATGAAGTTGGCGAATGGTTTAAAAAAGAAGGAATCATTGACTGATGTCCTCACTCTCCAGAGCGATGGTTGGTCTGACTGATGACACGGTTCGTTGGTTGCAGAGTCTTTCCCGAAAATACACGAACAATTACGAGCCTAGGTCTTCTCAAGAGCTGGCTGAGGATGCTGCGACCAAAATATACAACCTTCAGCAAGAATCTCCGGAGACTTTCAATCAAATTGATGCTATAAAACTTTACGAGGCTCTCAGACAAGCTGAAGCTGGAGATCTTGACGTTGGGTTGATGGATCCAGCCAAATTCTTGAAGGCAACACCAGACATAAATGAAGCCTATAGCCCAGAGATATTGCGAAAGAAAAGACAAGAGTTAGAAGACATTTATGGAGATGGAATAAGCTGGGATACCTCTCCATATTTAAAATACAAAGTCAAGCCTGACGGGTCAATCCAAATTCTAGGCCACGAAGGTCGCAATAGAAATTCTTTTGTTCAGTCTCTTGGTCTTCCGGAGCAGTTTGTTGAATTCATCCCAGGAAAAAGTTATCCACCGCAGCCATTGCTGCGAGAGTTGCCATCAGACACCCTAATCAGAAATGAAGAGACAGAAAAGCGAATGGGTGTTTTGGGCGATGTCATCAAACTTTTGTCTG